TGACCGAGGCCGCCGACATCTTTGTTCAAAAATTCACGGCCATTGTCCACATATACGGTCTGCGGGATACCAAAATTTTGTATTCCCTTGCGCAAAGCATTTAGTGTTTCTTGGCTTCCGGGATTATCTGAGACATACCAGCCAACAAATACGCCGCTGCGTGCATCTTGCCATGCGCTCAAATGCAGGCGGTGCTTGATGCCCTCTGGACTTATACTGATAACATCCAATGTGTGTGTATCGCCGACCCATACCTCATTGGAGAAGAAATTCTCGTAATTACGGCGTATATAGGGGCTGCACTGGTCATAGTAGGCTTTTGGCCCTTGGCGGCAGAGCACTACAACAGGCTCTGGAAGCGCTTTTGCCTTGCGGTAAAATGTGTGGTAGCAAGGAAGCGGCAAAGCCTCTGGCATTTCTTCTTGCGCCCACTGCTTCGTCATATCAATGCAACGCGGTATCGGATATTGTCTGTCGTCCAAATAAAGCGTCAGAAAAACTCTCTCAATAGCCTCCGGCATCTTGCTCATGCCCTTGCGGGCCTTGCCGCGCATATCAACCAGTGCGCCATAGTCACCCTCGCGGATGGCCGCCCACTTCCTGTAAAGCGTCTCTACGCTGATTTGACGGTCTGGCTCTTCCATCCGGCACAGCAGCACAAATTTTTCGTCGCACTCGGCTTTCTTTGTCCCAGCCTTGTTGCGGTAGGTCTGC